TGCTAAAGTTATCCAAAAGGAGGTTAAATCTTCCGAAGACACGAGGTCAGGAAAATCCAACGTACCGTCCAACATGGACTCAATCATGCCCCTGTGGACAGAGAACTGCTTCACGTGGTAAGTCATACCCTCTAAAGAATACTTACCCTTACTACGTGACAAATGAAAGTTAGCTCTCTGAACGAAGCAATCCCTGAGTACATGACAGTACCTAAACTCATAGCAATGTGATAAAGCTTTCCCAGCCATATACTCGTCATCGGTGACAGACTGATTAGAGTTGGGCCTAGAATTAAACTTTGCCAGAACTTTGCCTATAAAAGGAAGCAAAACATGAACATTCTCACCCCTGGTAACAGGGACAAAATGTTTAGACAAGAAATGCATCCTATGTAAAGATGGCGAAGTGTTAACTTTCGCAACCATCTTAGCTAATCTAGCAACCTGTTCGTAATGATACGAACACCTTCGTACTCTTCTAGTGAGCCCGCAAATCATGTCGTCACCTAATATGGCCACGAGTGATCCCGTTACCTTGTACTTCTTTGACCAAGAATAAAAAATGATCAGGTTTAAGAAAGAATTCCTAAAAGTGGTATCCGTTGCACCAGTAGGAAGTTGATTTTCTGCCACGGCGGACACGCCGTACTTCGTATTATAAGCAGAAAACTTGTTTGACTTCCTGTGCAAATCGCAAAACCACCTCGGGCATCCCAACCGCTGCATAAACATAATTTCAAGTTCGATAACGTCTTTAACTTGAGTCTTGTCGTTAGATGAAAAGTCAGCTTCCATGTAAGAAGCACACCTCTTCTGCTCCATAAAAGCAGCTATCTCAGGGGTGTGTTGCTTATAAGCTAGCAAAAACTTAAACTCGTCCAGCTTGCTTTCCATCGTTTTGAACCGTTCCATTAACACCTTAAAAATTGGTCCGCTGATCATATTGTAATAATCAGTCCCTTTAAATATGACTCTAGGTGCTACTTGCTCGTGGTCCTTTACCAAAGACTCAATTTTGGTGAATACCTCCTTTCGACTATAGTCTGCTAAAGACTCCAAGCCTTGGTTGGCGTATTCTTTCCGCATTCTCTCTTGCTTCTCGGTATCAAATTGGTTAACCCAATCATAAAACAACTCAGGATCCCACTCAACCTTATCTAAACACCTCGGAGTCAGCTTCCAAATCAGCTCCCTAGCGTTCTGCCTCACTGAACGGTCGAACCTGTCCGGCGAGAAAAAATTGACACGCTTGTTAAAGGCTGACATGAAGTCAGACCGCGAGGTGGTGGTCAAGTATGGCATCTTGTCTGCTA